AAAAAGAATTATAAAAAAAATTAAAGCAATAGAATGTTTGTTAGATATTGATTACTTAACTTAAAACTAAATAAAATGAATGAAATACTTGAAGCATATAAAAATATGCAATTAAAGCCACTTTATAGGGAAATTTTAGCTGAAAAGCTGTTTATTAAAGAAGTAACCGTACATACACTACTTTCTAAAAACAGGTCGTTTAAGACAGAACATTTACCAGTCGTGAAAGAGTTTACTAAAAAATTTATTCAACTTGAAAAAAAAGCGTTGAATTTAGTTGTAAAAGATTGTGAGGTTTTATAATTAAAAAAAAACGAACTTATGGAATGCGAACACGAAAAATGCAAAAAAGAAGCAACGATTAAAAACCAACAATACCACCCCGACAAGTGGTTATGTACTTTTCATGCAAATAAAGAAAAAGTTGATGGAAGGCAAAAACGTAAATATTATAAAAATGAGAATACTAAAAATTGATAGTTTACCAAACGCAAATCAATGGGTTGATAGAGACCGTATAATGCTACACGCTTGTTTTCAAATATTGCAAGATTGCGTTGAAAAAGAAAAAGTAGATACCCATTGCAATTATGAAGCACATAAAGATTTCGTAGACGAAGTGAGGTTGCTTTATAAGTGGTGGCTAAACCGTAAAAACGATGATAAGTTTGATAACGATGATGAAGATAACGAAATGCTTAATCGTCTTATGAATATTCGTTTAGTACTATGGACGTAGTATTACTGCTAACGTTAGACGGCTATACGATGGTTGGATTAAGTAAGCCGTAATTTTTCCGATTAACACAAATTATCCCGACACAAAAAATACTTTAAATTAAACAATTAACCCAACTATTGTATAACCGTTGTTAGCAGTAGTTATAATACTAAATTAAAATGGCATACACTCACGAACAATTAGAAAAATTAGGATTTAAAAAAGTTGAAGACAAAGAAACTGGAATTATTGATTTTGTAAATAAAGTTACAAGCAATGTTCATTTGGTTTTAAGCCCAATGTTAGAAGAATTATTTATTTGGGTTTTAGAAGATGGTGGCGATGAAGATTCAGATGGAACTAAAATAATTATTGATACTTCTGATTTGGAAAAAGCAATAAAATTATGTGAAATGATTGTCGGTGTTGACGATGGTTTCTAATAATTACTGCTAACGTTTCGCAACTACACGTCTGTTGCGTAAAAGTACAAAACTATCTTTCAGTTTAACACGAAATTGAAAGGTACAAAACCAAAATTAAATTAATCACAATGTAGCAATAGCGTGTAGTTGCTGTTATAACTCGTTTTTTATGAATATACCTGATTTTTCAAAACCATCAAAAGATTGTTTTTTAACAATTGATAAAAACGGAACAAAATTAAAAGTTGGAGATGTGCTATTTTCTAACTCAATACCATTAAGAGGAAGTAAACCGCAAAAAGAACAACTAAAACCTATTGAGAATTACGAAGGAAATCTAGTAATACCTCATTACGGTAGCTTTTTAGTGAAACACTATGTTGAGTGTTACTGCGAGGTTTCTGTATAATTGGTTATAACGTATGGTGCTTTGCTTCAGTTGTGCCTAACCGCAAACTACTTTCGGCACAATTGAGCAAAACACTTGTTATGCGTTGTTGTTTTATAAATTAAAAAATCAAAGAAATATGATTATAGAAATTGGAAATAAACCATTAAAAGAAATAGTATCGGAAGATTTACTTCAATTAGTAATTATAGAAGGATGTTGTCCTTTTATTGAATATGAAGGTAAAAAAATATGGAGCGAACCTGTAATTATAGAGTTTGACAATAAAATGTTTAGCGATACTCTTGTTTTAGATTATAATTCCATTAGACTTAAAGACAATGTTAAATCGGTAGATTTTACTTTTTATTTTGATTTTAAAAAATTTCAATACCATTATACACGTGATTATAAAAATAATCCAAATCAACAATCGAAAGGCAATAGATTGAAATTAGAAAGTCTTAAATTTTTAATATCGAAAGGTTATGACCTTCCGCTTTACAATAACGCATAACGTTCTCCAGCTTGTTGCAGTTGCAAAGATTAATAACTAAACATTACAAAAATTATGGATAAAAAACTTGAAATATTAAATAAGTATATTGACTTCTCAAAAGATGGAGTTATAGAAAGAGAAGATGCTTTAAAAGCCATGCAAGAATACGCCGACTTGCAATTGCAACAAACTGGTGTTAGTTGCAGTTTTTATGAGATTAAAATTGATAAAGCAGATAGTGAAATTATAAATGAAAAACTTTTTGAACCTAAAATACAAAAGTTTTTAGATAGTACTTCTGTTTGTTGTTATTTAAATTTTCCTAAAAATTGGGCAAATTGGGAGTTACCAAAAAGATTGCATAAAAAAGATTTGAAAATAATTTCATTTGATAAGACAAAAATACTTGTTGGATGGTAAAATTGCCACTAACGTTCCTCGTGTTTATTTCAGTTGTGGGAAAACACAAAATGAATTTTAATTAATTAGTAAAAATAACAAGTACAAAATGAACAATAAATTAAACCAAAAGCCACAATTGAATAAACACGATGTTAGCAACAGTATTTTGACTTTTGATAATATCCATGAATTAGGATTTGAATACAATTATTTTGAAGGGTACTCATATTCACATCGACTCGGATATTCAATTAGTGTTTATGATGTTAACACAATTTTATATAGGGGAGAAAAATACAGTATTAAAACTTTTTACGAATTTATAGATTTAGTAGATTCAACACAAAGTTATTAGAATATTGTTGCTAACGGTTCTCGGCTTTGTTTAGTTGCCGAAAATATTAAACCAACTTTAAATTAAAAACTATTTATGAAAACACAAGAAAAACATAAAATTAAGCCTGAAACGGCAATTGAACAAAACCACTGTTATACGCAGTTTAAAAATACTTGTTATGTACAGAAGTAAAATTGACTTATATAACGTAGATTGTTTGCCTTTTATGAAGCAATGCAAGGATAAACAATTTGATTTAGCTATTGTTGACCCACCTTATGGGATAGGTATTGACGGACAAAAAGAAAGTATTTGTAAAAATCCTAAACATAACAGAAAAGCACACGATTTTAAAGGATGGGATAATTCAATACCTACTGATGAATATTTTAGAGAACTTGAAAGAATTTCTAAAAATCAAATTGTTTGGGGTGCAAATTATTTTGTTGCCAATTTACAAAAAGGAACTAAAGGATGGATTGTATGGGATAAAGGACAACATGGCTTAACTATGAGTGATTGCGAACTTGCTTATAGTAGCTTTAATAAACCAACACGAATATTTACATTTAATCGCGGTTTAATAGCACAAAAAGGCGGAAGCATACACCCAACACAAAAACCTGTTGAACTTTATAGATATTTGCTAAATGAATATGCAGAAGAAGGCAACAAAATATTTGACAGCCATTTAGGAAGTGGAAGCATTGCGATTGCTTGTGATGATTTAGGATTTGATTTAACCGCTTGCGAAATTGATAAAGACTACTTTGAAAAGGCAAACAAAAGAATAGAAGCCTACAGAAGTCAAACAAGTATTTTTTAATTGCCTATAACGTTTCGCAACTACACGTCTGTTGCGTAGAATTAAGACCGATAATAACAAGTAAAAACTAATTTTAAAATTAAAAACTGATGTTTAAAAACAAAAAACAAAGTAGCAATAGCACAAAACCTGTGTTATGCGAAGTGGCTTTACGAAAACGGCTTGAAAAAAATAGAGATGAAATTGAAAGTTGGCTAAATAAAGACTGCCCACTTGAATTGGTGTATATGCGAATTAGAATGCTAACGGCTCAAAATGAAAATATAATTTCTCAACTGAAAACGATTTAGCCATTTTGCATAACGTTTGACGGCTATACGATGGTTGGGATTAAGTAAGCCGTAATTTTTCCGATTAACACAAATTATCCCGACACAAAAAATACTTTAAATTAAACAATTAACCCAACTATTGTATAACCGTTGTTAGCAGTAGTTATAATACTAAATTTTATGTCGGAAATATTTACAGAATTAGCTAAAAAATTTGAAAGATGGATTTTATTAGATAATAACGAAATAGTAAAAGATGAAAACAATAAAATCAAAGAATTTACAAGCATAGACGAAATGGAATATTACATAGACGTACATTATTATGATGGTTGTTTTTTTAAATTCTTTAAATACTACGGAAGTTTCGATTAATTACTGCTAACTATTCGCTAAAAACAACTAAAGTGGTAATTTATTAATAAAATAAGGTTATGACGAATCAAATATTTTACAAATACGGTTTTGAGTATTTTGGCATTTTATACGCATGGAAAGATAAAAAGCTATACAAATTACCTTATTACAAAAATAAACGCTCATACACTTTAAAAGAAGTGCCTTTTTATAAATTTAAAACTACTTTAGTTTGTAATATTCAAAGAAGAAAACTAACTTTGAATAGAATTAAAAAAATGACTATCGAAATTAATTATAGTTTAGATACGATAGTTAAAGATCAATTACCTTTTTAATATTAACTTTAAATAAATAAACATGAAAAAATCAAATGCATTACTAATTATTTTATTCGTTTCAATTGTGTGTTCTTTAATATACAAGTTTTTAGGTTCAGACTCAGTTAATAAATTGATACTTGAATTGCAAATACCGATTTATACAATAGGTTATTTTATTGTCAAGCAACTAGAAGAAAATAAAAAGTAATTAAATTAAAAAACCCCTAAATAATAGGGGTTTTTCTTTTTATAAAACTAATACCAACTAAAACTAAAAACATGATTATTAAAAGCCAAAATAAGCGATTTGCGACGCTATTTATTACTTCGGTGTAGTCTTTTACTTTTTCTGCCTCTTTTGCTTTTAAATCTACTTTTTTTACTATTGTGTCTTTTTTTACTATTGTTTCTTTAGAGTTGTTGTAAATAACTCTAGTATTGTAGATTGTGTCTTTACCAATTAAGATTGGTTTGTCTAAATTTACAGGTTCTAAAGTCCAACTATTAGAAAACTTAGTGGCGTTTAAAGTTGTGCCAGAACTACTATCTATTTTTAAATCGGTTTCTTTTTTTGTCCTTGTAACGGTTGCACACCCTAAAAACAAAAAAGGGATTATTAATATTGCTTTTTTCATTTGTTAAATTTTAATTTTAAAATATTTCTTAATACCTTGTTTACTGATTCTTTGCAAATTTCACGCTCGCAGTAGAACTTCTTTACTCTGTTAATTCTTTGTAATGCGCTCATGTTAAACGATTTTATAATCAATAATACGAATGTTTTTAACCGTATAATCTCCGTTCTTATCTGTTTTAACGTGTGCAAATCCGTGATTGTATTTGTTAAATGGATTATATTCTGGCTCTAATCCAGACAAACAGCCCGTACTCCAACAAGTTGTAATTTTACCACCTAAACTTTTCTCTGTGTGTTCACTTGTAGTATGGTGGTGTCCAATTATACAACTTTCTTTAGCTTTTAAAAACAAACCTCTAGCAGGATTAACAGGTGGGGCAAATCCAGCAAACCATTCGTGCCCATGAAGAACTGGTAATTTACCTAAATACCCAATTTGCCTATCTTTAATTAAATTAACTCCAAACTCTCTAAATCTTAAAATTTGCTCAAGTTTGAAATCATCAATCCCCAACAGTTCGGGTGCTTTTAGTCTCAAATAATCTTCCCAACGTTTCTCATGGTTTCCAATTTTAAAATAAATAGGACAATTAAAAGTATCTTTTAGCGTTTTTAAAAACTGTCTAGTAAGTTCTAATTCTCCAGCAAGATCACGCAATCTTCTATCTTTAATAAATCTACTTCCTTGATACATATCAATTGTATCGCCATTTAAATAAATTGCATTTACTCCATTTTCTAAACCGTAATTTAAGGCTATTTCTAACGCTTTATTGTCTTGATAAGGTATGTGAATATCTGACAATACTAATACATTATTTTGTCCTTTAGGCACATTAAATACTTCGCTTTTTTCGTAGTCGCTTTGCGGTAATTCAAATTGTTTTTTCATAAAATTTTTTTTAGTTTGTTCGGTTCTTTTAAATTCTGTTATGTCTGTTGTTTTTGGAGTTTTGTTTATAAGTTCATTTCTGTAAAATCTTACCGACCCCCTTACGCTTTCTAAGTTTGTGAAGTCTAAAGGATTTTCTTTTAGTATTATTCTAGAAATAGCCATTGTAGAAGCGTTTGGATATTTCTTTAAAGCATTTAATACTATTTTACCTTTATAGGTTATTTTTTCGTTTTTCATATAAAATATTTTTTTAGTTTGTCAAATATAAAAAAATATTTTGTATATTAGCACTTTCATAATTAGTTTTTTTAGTTTGGTTGTTAAAAAGTCCGTATTATTTTGGTAGTACGGATTTTTTTTTGATTAAAACAAAACCCCTTAACTATTTGCTAAGGGGGTTTTTATTACAATATTAGGACTCGAACCCAAATAAACAAAATTTAATTTGCTATGTTACCATTACATCATATTGTTATATTTTCGTTTATAGCTAAATATTGCTATATATTTTTTTTGCGTCAAATGATGGACACGCTTTTTTAACGTTAGGGAAATCTTTATGACCTTGTATAATTGCTTTTGGGTAACGTTTACGCAACTCTTTCAATAGTTTTAAGATACTTTCTTTTTGTTGTGGTGTTCTAGTGTCTTTTGGTTTATTACTTGCATCTACACCGCCCTTATAACTTATATGAACACTAACAGAATTAAACCCAACTACTCCGTTTGTAACTTCACTTTCTTGCGCTAATTGTTCAATTGTTCCGTCTGCACTAATTAGATAATGGTAACCGACACTTTTCCAACCTAAGTTATTTTTCCAATAATCTTTAATTGCTTTTGTAGTTTGTGTTGCTGGTCCAGCTGTGCAATGTATTGCGATATATTTTACATCTCTCATTGTTCCTTAATTTCGTTAATAATTCCTTAATCCTTTCAATCTTCGCATTATACGTTATTATTTGATTTCGTTAATGCCTTTTTTTAATTCCTTAATACTTAGTTTTCGCTTTTATAGGTTTCAAATTCTTTTTTTAACTTTATGTATTTAGTTTCCCAGGCTTTTAATTCTTTTCTAAGCTCTGTGTTTTCGTTTCTTAGTTGTAAAATTTCTTGTCTTAAAGCAAGTTGTTCTTCTCTGTATTGCTTTAAATCGTCTTTTAATTCGTCGTAACGTAGTTTTAAATCATTTACCCACGTGTCGTAAGTTGACTGCATAGAGGTTAGGGCATCGCTTGTGCTTTTTGTTTCTTCTGCTTTTTTAATTTTCTTACCACCAAAAAAAGCGATAATACTCCCTAAAACTCCTACGATTGCTTGCCAATTTTCTTGTAATAAATTCATGCGGTTAAATTTTTGTCAATGGATAAAATGGTTTTAAAATAATCAGTCCGATTAGTCGGCTGTATGCACTTATAAAATCAACTTGTAACGTGCGCATATCTTTTACATATTGTAAATCAAGTTCAAAAGATTCTTTTAGCCATCTGAAATAAGGACTGTTTTTTATCATAAGATATCCGTAATCGTGATTTCCTGCTGGCGCATCGTATTTGTAAATCGTGTCTATATCTTTGACAATTGTTGCTCCGTCGTATTTAAAATATGTAGGGTAATTTCTGAAAGCATCATACGCTTCTAACCAACGGCTAATGTCTTTTATTTCGAAATCATTTAACACCATGATTAAATGTTGTCTTTTTACGGCTAGTATTTCACGTGGCTGTAAAAAAAACTTACTATTTGAATGTTTGTACAAATAAAAAGCGTATACCAAAATTAAAGCAATGTATATCATAATGTATTTGCGTATTTAAAAATTTCGTCTAATTGTGTACTGTTAATTCCAAACTCTAAAGCCATATTTATAAGTTTCGGGTTGTTTCTTTCCATTGTGTTTGCGGTATTCCATAAAGCAATATACTCTTCACGCTCGGTGCTGTTTTCCATATAAGCAAAAGCAGTGTCTATTATACTAGGAAATATTCCGAAGTGAATTAACGCAAGTCTAAAGTTCATGTTCGCAACTTCTTTAGGAACTTTTAAAGCGTTGTAATCTGCAACTTGTTGCGGTGTTGCGCCCTCTATCCATTGCGAACCGTTCCAAGTTGGTTTTATGAACTCGCTGTTAGGCTCTACTTCTGTGAAAACCCAATCTTGCACAATATCGGGGTTATTTTCTATAAATTCAGAAGTATAAAAACCTCCGAAATCTTTGTTGTTAATTATTCGTACCATATTATAAAACTTCTTCAAATTCAATCATTATAGTTGTGCTTAAAAGATTAATTGCAATGTTTCTATTATTCATAAACATCCTTATTTCATAACCTTTCGGAATTGTATAATTTGTAAATCCTGTGTCAAAAACATATAAAGAATTTGAAAAATTAGACACTCCTAGATAATTATGTATTACAAAAGGTTGATTTGATAAAATAGTATTATTAACTAATGTCGTCCCACTTCCTAAATAAGTCCCACTGCTAAAAGCTAAATCAACCGTTCCGCTTCCTGTGTTAGAAAATCCTTTAAAAACTATAGACTTCAAACGACAATTAAAAGGGACTACCCAAGCAGGGGCTTGAACTAAAGCGCCTGAAAAATTGTTAGTTGGCGTTAGAGTAGCACTTGACACCAACAAACTAGGCATTCCATTTACTTGTGCGCCCCACCAGTTATTAGTAGCGGTATTTAAAGCTCCGTTAAATTCATAAGTATAATTTACAGTTCTTTTTGCAGTTCCTCCAACCGTAAAACTTCTGTTTGCGCTTAAGTCTTGCGTAGTACCGTTTATTGTAATAGTTCGTGTTTCTGGAACAACCCCCGTTAATTGACCTTTTTTTATTTTAATTGTACTTTCCATATATTAGTTTAAGTATTAAACTTGTGTATAGTAAACTGCTGTTATTCTCCATATACCTGATGTTGCAATTGGTGCTACTATCGTAGTTGCTGTGTTTGCAGTTGTTGTTTTTAAAGGCCTTACTAAATCTGTAAAGCCTCGTATTGGTGTGTTAGTTCCTATTGCTTGTGCAGTTTCAAATGTAAAAACGGGACTTCCTGTTATATTAGTAGTTGTTACTAATATTGGTGTCGCTGCTCCCGTTCTTGCCGCTGTTGCATAAATTTGTATTTGTAACGAAGTGATATATGTAAATAAACCCGCTCCAGCTGCTGGAATAGTAAGAGTTACCGCTGAACCCGCTGTTCCCGTAGCTGTTACTGTGTTTGTTCCAGCATCAAGTGTCGCTTGTACGGGAAATATACCTGCGTTTGTTACAGGATGTGATGGGACTGATGTTAATGAAACAGGAACATTACTTTGGTCACTTGCTATAACAATTGGCTCACTATTAGCCATTGTTGATTGTCCGTTAGGATTTTTTGGTTGATATGCCATTGTGTATTATTTTATGTTATTATCCAATTTGAATTATCGCTTATTAAATTTAAAGATACTCCAGAATTTAATGTTATACTTGTGCTACCGTCTGCATTTTGCCCCGAAGTAAAAATAATTGTAATTATTCCTATTCCAGCATTTTTAATTGTGTACATATTTGTATTTCCAACTGCTGTTGGTTGTGTATAAGTGAAACTACTTGTTGCTATATAAACGTAATCGGTTGAAGGTGCTGCCGCTCCTGTTGTTGTAGTAGATATATTTATAATAGTTCTTGTTATTCCACCAATAACAACTAAATTACCACTTCCTAAAATACTACTTCCGTTAATCGTTTTAATATTTGTAGCACTTAATAAAGTATCTTGTTTTGAATTTAAGGCATCTTGCGTAGCTGTTGAAATTGGTTTGTTTAAATCGCTTGTATTATCTACATTTGATAAAGATATATCTGACTTAGTTAAAACAACATCCCCAAACATTGCATTTACACTACTTACACCACCACCTACCCCAACACCTACACTAAAATTATAAACAACTATAATATTATCGTTTGCATCTAAAGTGTCCGTAATAGTCAATACATTTGTTGAAAGTGAATATTGTGATGCATCTAATACTTGACCATTAACCGCAACAAAAACAACATTACTTGGTGTGTTTGTTAAAGTAAAACTTTGACTTGAAGTAAACGTGAATTTTTCTCTAATTAAAGTTAAAGGTTCTGAACCCCCTCCACTCGAATTAACTACAGGATTTAACGGGTCGGTATTGTCAATAGTAATATTTGTACCCGCTACAACGCTTTCAAGTTTAGTAAGGTATAATTCAGTAGTATTAGCATTAGTTTTTTGTTGAGACGCCCTTAAAGTGTCCCCCGTTCCGTCATTTGCCGAAGCACCTACGTTTATTATCTGTTGTGCCATTCTCTGTCTATTTTTTGTTCACCTAAAAAACTGAAACTGTTATATTTTGGATAAGTTGGATTTACAATGTTATCTGCGTCGCTTTTCCACTCTGGAAAATTTTCTTTACACAAATATTTCTCTAATCTAGATAAATAAATATCCGATTTATGCTTATAATTCTGTACTAAGTTATCAATATCCGAACTTTCTACGCTTTGCCCGTTTTGAGGGGTCATCTTAAACACTCCACCGTTAGCAACTGTGAAAGAAGCAATCTTCAAATACTCAACGGCACTTTGTCTAATCAAAAAAGGATTGATATATTTTTCGTAAAGCGTTAAATATTTATCCGTTAAATTGTTATTATCAAAGTCTAAACATATTTTTTCGTATAAATCCTCCCCTAAAGTTTCAATTAAAACAGATAATTGCGCATCTTGAATGCAAAATTTATACTTATCTACGTCAATATTACCACCTAAAACGGTGTTTTCTGTAATTTCGTTATCTCTTAAAAGTAATATTTCCATAATAACTAATTTTTATATCCTCTATTTGGCATATCAAAAGGCTTTTTAGCGCTTAAATCGTTACCGCTTTCGGGTATTCCTACCTTTTGACCCGTTAACTCTTTAATTTGTTTTATAATCCTTTGTGCCTCTTTGAAATTAATACTTTTGTTATCCCTTTTAAGATATACTTTTCTTATCCAATAGTGTTTACAGTTTGGACCGCCTTTATAACTGAAAATATCGTAAGTATTACTTCCATCTGGTCCAAATCCTGGATTTACACTTTTAGAAGCCGCTAAAACTATATCTTCTTTTCTGTAAACCTTTTGTGCGCCTATCATTTTTTGACAAAACTTTCTTTTAGGGTTTAAATTCCCCGCATACTCAAATCTTACTTTAAAATAATCGTTATCTAGTTCGCTCTTAACATTTGGAAACGAACTCGGAATACTTGCGAGCTGTAAACCTACTTCGCTAAGCTCTACGCTTTCATTTGTATAGATTTCTTCATCTACTACGTCAAAATCATTGCTTAAATCCTCACCCGAAGCTATTAACGCATCTAAAACCTCATCTTCTTGCTCTTGTGCGCTTAATTTAGTTAATTCAGTAGTATTTGTAGTTGTATTTGTTTTAGATAGTGGTGTTAGCCTTAAATCTATCATAATACCAGCATCTATAAAAATTTCTTGCAAACAATCTGTAATAAATTCCTGCTCTGGCTCAATAACCTTAACCATTAACTCATTAAAAGCGCTTTCCATTTCTTGTGCGTTGTTTCCAAGTCCTCCTTCTTTCATAACTCCAAATATAATTGGACTTGTAACCTTATGTGATATAATTATCTTTTGCGTAGCTTCTTGACTTAAAAATTCGTATTGTTTGTGTGCATCAGATATTTGAATAGAATCGACTGTAATGCTATTTTCTTGGCTATTGTTCCAATTTACTAAAACACGCCCAGCATTAGAACTTCCTGTACCAAATCCTTTGAATTTATTCTCGATAATTCGTTTTACCTCGTCGCTTTCAGGCTCTCCGTTATTCATGTTAACTATATGACCAAAAGACAAACCGTTTTTAATATGACTAAGACAATAGTTGGCTATTTCTTCCTCTAATTCAGCATAAGGTAAACCAGCCATGTAAATTGGGTCTGCAAAATAAGATTTTCCCGCCTGATAACGTGAAAAAACATAAATAGCGTTTTTGTCGCCTTTGCTTTTGAATTTAAAACTTGTTATTTCTACTGGTGGAAATTTACGAACGTTTGAAAAGTCACGTGAAAACCAGTAGCTCTCAATTTCGCCCTTTTCATTCATTTTATTTGGCACAATGAAATTTTTAGCCACGTGTCTGGCTTTTAACAAATTACCACCATCATAAGCTAACTCTAAAGACGCCTCACCAAATAGGCAGTAGTCTTGAATAACTGAACGTAAATCATCTTTACTTAATTTAGTTAAAACAGATAAAAAAGCACTTGTTTTAGTATTTTTATCATTTGAGTCTAAACCTTTTCCGTAAATAAATTTTGCATAACTATCAATAATTGTCCTATTTGTTGGAGAACCGTTATATCTATCAATTATGTACTGATAAAACGAATTATTTTCCCCGTTTAAAACCCATTTTTTAGAATTTACTTCTTTAATCTCTGGTCTTATATAGCTATTTAATTGTATAAGCGAAACTTGTTCTTTCATATTACTTGGGCTTTTCCATTAAAAGATAATCTCCCTTGACTATCGTTTAAAGTTATTTCTAAATTTTTACCTGTTGTTAAATCGCTAATAATTGTAAAAACCATAGCGTCATCTACTATTTGCGCATCTACTAAAGTAAAAGTTATATTTCTACTTCGTAATTCATCATAAATTATTAATTCGCTACTTAAATCTAAATAACGAGGTATAATTTTAAAACTTTGCGGGCTTGTTGTAGCTTGTAAAATTGTCATACTTTATAAACGATTAAAAAACATTTTGTATCAAAAAACCCACCTATACGAATAAGTGGGTTTTTTATTTTTATATTGCACCGCCTCCATCAGATGGCGGTGGATTTAATACTATTGGGTCTGGCAGTCAATCTGCTACGTTTAAATCTGAAACTAAAGCCTCTAAAGCCGTCTTAGCTGTTGGACTTAAAAACGGTGCTTTCTTTGCGCTTTTTGATTGCAAGTTGATAGTATATCCTGACATATCGCCACCAGCTGCGCCTGTTTGAGTTACAGAACTCGTAGCATCTAATCCGTTTTCGTATCCGATAACTTTAACGTTTCCGTTATAGTCGTGTACAAACGCAACTACTGTACCATAAGACAATGCTTCTAATTGTATTTCGCTTTCTGCTCCTAATTTAGGGAAATTTAAAGCTAAAACCTGCATAACCTCAGTAGTTCCGTTATCTACTGAAATAGTTCCCGTTTCTACTAAAGAATTATTCGCCCCGTTGGTTAATTCATAACGAAATACTTCATCTATTGCTGTTGGGATTGTATCGACTAATTTTCCCGTAACCGTCCAAGCTGTGTCTTTGTAAATCGCAAAATCTACTTTTTTTACACCGCCCATTTGATCCTTACAAGGTCGTAATCTTCCCTTTGTTATTTCACAAGCCATATATTAATGTTTTAAAAACCGCCCTAATTAAAGAGCGGTTATGTTAAATTTATGCGATTGGTCTAGCCCAAACAATTTCCTCACCGTTGTAGTATTGAACCCCAGCGTTATAAACCATTTTACCACGAACTAATCCAGTTAATAAACCGATTTCGTCCTCATCTCTTAAAACTACCTCGTTATGGTCTGCTAATAAACCAGTACCGAAAATTAAGTTTTTAGGTTCAGCAATTACGATTGTATTGTCTGGTAAACCGTTAATTTCTTCAACTTGGTATTTTCCAAATTTCGGTAACGTGTTAGCGTCTCCGCCTAATCCGTTAACAATACCTTTGTTAATTAAGTAAAAACTATACGCTTGTGCTACGTCTGGAGAAACACCCATTTTTAAATTTTTTCTTCTGATAGCTACAGGGACAGCGTTTAAAGCTTTTTTAATTTGCGCCTCTACGTTAGCCTCAGTAACCACGTCTAAATCAACGTCAATAACGTCCGCATCCGATGCGAATAATTTTAAAAACCCGTCAAATTCATTTGCATTTGACTCGTCTCCGTTCCAAATATCAAAATCTAATTCCTCAGCAGTTTGCGCTAATTTTTCCATAAGGATTGCGTCCATAATATCCTTAGGCGCATTATCATTGTGCGCACTTGCCCCCATTGACTCCTCTGACCATTGCGCTCTAAAATCTTCTTTACATACAGAAAAATCGTCTGCAAACTTTTTCGGTTCTAAAACTTTTTCTGACAAAATAATTGAACCCGCTGGAATATGCCCACAAGTATATTCTCTTTTACCTCCTGTTAATTCAATTTTTCTAAGGTTTAATTTGAAGTTTACATTTTCAAAAGTTGTAATAAAACCCTTTGCGATTGTGTCCGCTTCTTTAAAAGCCTGACCTACAATTACGCCCGCTTCTTTACCAGCGTAATTTGATGTTACCGTTACTGTTGTTGGCATAGTTTATTTATTTTTTACGTTATTAATTGCGAACATTAACCGTTCTTTTTTGTTTTTTGGAGCTTCTGCAGTTCCCGTTGGTGTTGACTTTGTTAAGAAAACCGTTTCTTTAGTTTCTTCTTTTGGCTGTGCTGTTAATTTAGCTTCTAAACTTGCAATCTTTTCGTTTTGGCTTTCAATCGCTTTTGTCAAAACACTAGACAATTGATAAAAAACCTCATGCGTGCTTTTTTCACTTTTAACAGTTGAACCCGTTGGACTTGTTGGCTCTGACATTTCAGTAGGAACTTCTTCCTCTACTTTCATTTCTTTTATTTCAGTAGCCTTAGAATCTACAACAACTAAAATCATTTCGTTTTCTAAAGTGTACTCGCCGTCTGGAATAGCCATCCTTTGGTCTTCTACCATAGTGTAAACCTCAGCACCTTGCGTTAGTTCTTCCCCGTCAAACATAATAGTAACGTCGCCGTTTTTTGTCATCATTTTGCCGAGTTTGACCTCTTCTTTTTCTTCCTTAGGTTTAAACCCAAAGCTTAAAAGAACTTTCTCAAATTCTTCTTTAATATTCATATAATCACTTTTTAAATTTACTTTTTCTAAATCAAAGAACCCATCTATTGAAAAGCCGTTTTTTTGCTTAATCTTTTCATAAGTTTCTTTATCATGTGCTTTCATTACTGTAAACCATGTGCCTATCTTTTCATTAATACCATACTTTACAGACTTATCATGTACTTCATCTTCTTTAATCCAATGCTCAACAAAAGTTACATTACTTAATTTTAAATTCTCGTCATGCTCTAAAGTTGAATTTTTTTGATACCCATTTCTTAAAAAGTTCTCCATTGCTAAACGAACGGTTTTTTCTGGAAATACAATGTTAAATTCTTTCCCGCCTTGATTTCTGTATATTGGCTTGTCTGGAATTAAAACGGCACCCAACAAAATCATTTTTTCCTCATCAATTACTTTTAATTCAACTTTTTGTTGTTTTGTTAAAGCAATAAAATTAGACTCCATCGCTGGGGAATCTACTAAAGAAATTCCAAAAACTCCCTCTGTGTTATTATCCTTAAAAAATACTTTGTATGTTTCCATAACTTTTAAACGATTATATTTGTTAATGTATCAATTTTTAGCCGAATGTAGCGTTATTAACTCTGTTTCTGTCTAGCGCTTGTTGGCTTGTTACTTCATTACCTACTACAAAAGCCTGCACAGGTCTATTTTGTTGCTCTGAAATACTTTGTGCTAATTGGTTTGTCCCACTTTGCCCTACGATGTTAAATTGAGGTGCGGACATAGCACCACCACCACCACCTCCACTACTTGCAACGCTTGAAGCGTTACCACCTTTGGGGTCAACCGTAAGTATTTTTTTAATTTGTAAGGCACTAAACACACCCGCTAAACCTGCTTGCACGTATGGATATGCAGGAAATAACGTAGTAATTGGTGATTTACTAGCGGTTGTAAAAGCGTTTTGAACTCCCTCAATTCCTGACATAGTAGCCTGAGCAACTGCAAAACCTTTCGCTAAAACAGAACCCTCGCCAGCTATGCTTGCAATTTGCCCGAACGTATTCATTGCGTCGCCTACAATAGCTTTGTTCTTAAGTTTGTTTAGTTTCTTTTCGTTATTTACAGCTCTTTCTCTAATCTTTTGCGCCTCTGTTTCATTTATGTTTACATCGGCTAAAGCGTTTTCTAAATAAATTTTATTCATTGCTAGCCTTTCATCTAAGGTAAGTTGTTCATTAGCAAGGATTGCGTCTGATTTAGCGATATACGCATCTACTTCAGCCTGATTAAATCCTGCAATTCTTTCGGTTTCTGCGTCTAAGGCTTCTTGTGCTAGTTTGTCATTTTCCGCATTACGTTTATTTACATCCTCTTCAAATGCGTAAGCATCTTTTCTGATTTGCAATAATTTATCTTGAAATTCCTTTTCAGCTTTTAACCGCTCTTCATTTAACTTTTTAGCATCTTCATTACGTTTGGTTAATGCGTCTTTATCTATTTGGTTAATAGATAATTGAAAACCCGCTTGTTGGTTTTTTAAATCTTGCAATTTACTTGCTGTTTCCGCCTCTACCTTGTCGCCCTCTGCCTTTGTTTTATCTTTATCAAAAATTAATTTTGCCGTCTTTTCAGATAATGTGTTAGTAATATTATCAATCTTATCCGACAACAAACCAACATCGCTACCCGTAATTTTATTATACGCTTTTAAAATTTGGTCGAACGCACCAGCAATAATTCTCACTGGTATAGTGGTTGCAGTAAGTAAAAATTTAGTTACGTCTTTAGCTAAATTATAATTTTTTAAAACTGCCTTTTCGCTTGCATCGTTTTGAATTTCTAACGCCTTTAAATACTTTTCAGTTTCTACAATTGTTTGCGCTGTTTTGGCTTTTTTTATTTCAAGAATTTCTCTTTCAGTTTTGCCTTGAAGTTTTAAAATGTTTTCAGTTTTGGAAATGTTGTCTAAATCTTTTTGAGATAAATCAACCCTTTGTTTTGAAAGGTCGGTTTGTTTTTGCATCTCTACATTAGAGCCAGTTATAGCTTGCTCAATATCATCCCAATAAGCAACAAGCGCACCAACTGCAACAACTAACAAACCTATACCGGTACTTGCAATCGCTAACTTTGCAGCCTTACCCATACCCGACCACGCTGTACTAAGTTTACCAAGCGAACCTCCGAACAACCCAGAAGCCTCGACCGCATCTTTAAAAGTCATAGCGACACCACCCGTCAAGTCATTAAGTAACCCCATTGCCCCTCCGTTTTCTAAAACCGCACTTGTCGAGTTTTGAAAGGAACGAGTAACAGAACGGTTATTACTATCGATATTTCCAAGTGTATTTTCTAACGCTTCAACTTTTTTCGTTGCGTTTTCAATACCCCTTGCGTTTACGTTTATATCTATGTTTTTCTCAATTGCCATTGTCTTGCTAATTTTTTAAAGCTGTTTTTAAATCCTTTTGGTAATTCGTTTTTCCCTTTTGCTAGCTCAACTGTTTCACTAACATTTAGCCAATTTTCAGACCGCAATAGTATTATAATTTCTTTCATTACACTTGTGTTATAGTTAAGTCAAAATTAACCCCGTTTATAATTACTCTCAAAATTCCGCTTCGTGTATCGTCAATGAAAGGTTGACGTGGGTTTTTGTTTACTTTAATTCTTAAAAAGTCGCTTTTACTTCCTCCGTTTTTATTTGAATTAAACCAGCTAACACCGTTGCCCGTATCTATTTTTACAACCGACCAACTAAAAGCAGTTGTAATTTTTAGCTCAAAATTTTCTTCTCCAGAACTACACACATAACTATCTAACGAAATACCGTTAGTAATGTAGCTATAAAGTGGCGAGTAAATTTCTGTTTGGTCAACTGTAATACTTTCGCTATCTACGGTAATTTCTGTACTATCTACTGTTAAAGGAAATTTATTATCTAACGGGTCGGATACTTGGCTAAAATCTGTAAACAATTCTAAGTTAGCCTGTCCGTTTGTTAAGTCCACATTTATACTACTGATTTTGTAGCGTTTATCTCTTACTATGAATTTATCGTTTATTTTTAGTTTTAATAAAATAGAAATAGGTAGCTTACATTTTAAAACAATAGCCCTACATTTTTTATTAAATAAGTCCTCAATATAAGTTTTCCAAAAATTAAAATACAAACCTTTTTCTATTGGTGTGAAAAAATAAGAACTTATATCTGAGCCGAAATTTAAGCTATTTGTAATTTGGTCGGCTTTTAAATTATCTTCTGTCGCTGTATGAAAATAAGTACTTACTGCATTGCTAGGCTGTATGTAAGTTGTAGCACTTGTGTTTATTGTTCCGTTACGATAAAATAACAAAGGTGCTGTTTTAACAGGACTTAATTCTTTGTCAATAGCAAAACCAACTTGTAAGGCTGTTTCTGTTCCGCTTGTTTCTTGTGTTAACCTTTCGAATAACATATTTTCAAAAGGAACATCAATTTCCAAGTCATCGCCTTGTATGTTAAATAACGCTTTTAAATCGCCGTAACCTATTTTATTATTTTGAAAATATCTATCTCCTAAAATTGCCTCAGCTTTTTCATATTTAAAAAATATCTTTTTCTTTACATCGGGACGCTTTATTTCAATATCTTCAATATTAACTAGATTAGTTATGTTATACGTTTTCCCTTTGCTATACCAATTGTCTAACGTGTCTAAATAAAAACTATTTAAGCTTGTTGGAATAATTACAAGGTTAAACATTTTAACAAGTCCGTTAATAAAGTCTAATACTTTAATCTCTGGCATCTGTCCTGTTATATCTAGCGTAGCTGTTGAGCTTCTTGGGCTTGTATTGTCAATTGTATTTGTTTCTTCTACGGGATTTGGTAAAGGACTTGGCAACCCGTAAATAATTCTAGTAACATACAAAGAACTTAAATATTGAAAGTCTCCGTAAGCTATTATTTTGTATTGAAATTCTTGCTCGGTAGTAAGTCTTTGTGTGTCAGACCAACCTAACTCAACCCTACCAGTTCCCTCTTTTTCTGATACCTTAACCCCATTTTTATAAATCAATACCTTAAACTTAACGCTTTCAAACCCCGGCAGTGCCGCAACTGCAATTGAAGTGCTTCTTACTACAATTTCTGGGTTTAAATTTTGGTAAGGTATAAAAAAAACTTTGTCCGTATCTAAATTTACAAAAGCCTCTACTTCGTTAAAATTACCATCATTCTGTATGTCTATTGTGCGCTCTTCTCCCCTTGCATTTAAAAAACCCTCATCTTTATGTAGCCATAAAAACAAGTTATAAAATATTGAGCGGTCGAAAAAATCACGTGAAAAACTAATTCCGTAACGAGTTTCTATTGCTTCTATAATTCTCAAAACCCTTAACGCTGGTTTAAATTCTCTGTAAGAAATTGTATTACTTGAATTTTCTAAGTCTCTATTCCCTCCAACTTGTAAACTCATTTCGTTAATTGCGTTTATCATTGGATAATACACATCGCCATTTGAAAGGTTGTCGGTTCTTAAAGCCGAAATAACATTCGTAGAGTTGTAATTATGATTGAATGACTCTAAACTACTAAGCGAACTTAGCTCGTCATCCCCAAACAAATCGCTAAGGTTAGTGAGGTTGCCGTAAAAAGTACACGCATAAGAGTAAGGTTGATTCATTTTAATTTTACAACTTTCCAATTGAACAACTCCGAACCTAAACGGCAAAGAATTAATTTCTATGTATGCCTCTACTCGAATGTTAGAGTTAAAAGTTCCGTCTACATCCGATTCAAACCAATACTCAAAAACCTTATTATTGTTTGGCGTACATGGAATACTAAAGCCCTGCGAAAAGTCTGTAAATAATTTGGATAAGTCGGAAACGTTTTTAACAGATAAGTTTAAAGATACTTTTTCATCTTCAAACAAATCTATTAATACGCCTTTTATATAAAGTTTTAAATCCATTAAATTATATTTATTTTATTATAGCTGTTTTCAAACTCGAATGTGTATTGAATTAACTTATCATTTATTCTAGTTTTGTAAGCTATATTTTTAGTTTTGATGTTTACGGGACGCACTACATTATTTTCACGCAAATAGATTTTAGTACTCATTAAAAGCTCATCAAACAAATCGTTATAGTATTCCTTAATAAAATCTGTATTGCAAACTACACTTTCTTTACCGTTACTTAGATAACTTCTTTTGGTATGGTCTTTTAAATTATAGTTCCCGAAGTTAGTAATATTAGTATTGTAACTCTCGCTTTTAAATTCAGCAGTTTTTTTGCTTACTTTATTAAATGGTATTTGTTGAAAGAAACCGTACTTGTTTTTAAAGTAGCAGTAAATTATATTATACTTACACTCGCTTAACACGTTAAAATTATGCGTTACTGTTTGGGCTCCGTAATTAAAAACAGCCGTAAAGTTTTCAGCTAATCCAATAAATGAATTTATATCTACATAACCCACGTATTGGTTGTTGATGTTTGTATCTAAACTAAAAGGCACGTTAACCCCGTTTATAATAATCGATTGCAAGCCATTAGTTGAAAAATACAAAGGGTAAGGTGCACCGTTGTAAATATCGTGTGTTGTAATAGTACTTAAAACTTTCCTATCAAACAAAGGATTAAACAATTCCTCATGCAATCCATAACCATCAAACGCTATAAATTTCTGTTGCACTCTGTAAGTCTCAGCACCTTGAAAAGAAATGCCAGCATCTACATAACACCAAACACTATCGTTTGTACTACTTGTTGAGCCTACCAAATTGTTATTAGGATAATCAATAATACCGTTTTGTACGTAGTCGTTTAATATCTTGGATAATTCCAAACTAATAGTTGATTGCCCCGCCTGAATAATGCTTTTACTTAGCGTGAAAGTAGGTGTAGTTGGCACGTCTGTTACATCACCTGTGTAAATATAAATGTCTGCGTTTATACTATCGTAAGCAATAGTAGGGGACACTTGAAAGTAAAAAGGTGAACGACTTAAAATTTCCCTTGTCGGTCTGTCCTCTGTAGGTGGCACAAGTGGGAATGTATAATCTTCACGAAAAACACTCCACAAATCAAAATCAATAGAGTCGAAAGACCCCCACATAAAAGTGTCAACAGTTGCGTTACTGCCTAAATAATAATTTACTACGTTGCCTATCCTTTCAGATTGAAACGGAACGTTTGCCTCGTTAAATCTAAAATCAAAATAGTTTTTTATTTCTTGTGCGAATAAATCTGTATTAGCAAAATTATATTTTACTAAATTAAAATTAAACATTGAATTATCTGTAGTAAATTCTATCCCCGTATTTAAATAAGTACCTTCTGAATTGCTGAATTTTATACTTCCAAATGCTATTCCACTTGACGGGGGCGTTACTTGTTTAGCTGTTATAATTATCTTTTGTGCCATTATTTAATATTTAATGTATTTTGTAAAAACGTTTCTAAGTCTAAACCGTAAGCAATTAATATTTCTTCGGGTAATTTATCATAAGCCTTTGTGAATGGTTTAGTAAAAAACTCAGTCTTTCTTATACCGTTCTTTTGTACACTCTTTGCAATTGCATACTTAATACTATCACGGCTAACGAACTTACCATTTTCACGTGGTGCTAAACCTCTTTTAATAATCCATTTGTCAAACGCTTTAGGCGGTGGCATCTTTGACCCGAAACTAAAACGGCTACCTCTTTGCTTTTGCGTACCGTTTACACCCTCGTCGATATAACTTAAATAATCCTCACCAACAAAAGACAATTGAAAGGAATTTTTAGACACCTTAACTTCGTAACCTAAACTATTATAAAGCCTTTTTGAGGCGTTAATATTTCCTTTGGTTAAGTTTGTCCTAGATTGCTGAACTACATACTTACCAAAATCAACCAAAGTCTTATTTAGATTCTCTTTATTTAACACGTGCTAATATTGTTTGGTATTGCTAAGTCTATTGTAAACTGCCAGCCGTCTAAGACATTTGCAAATTCAGCTGTAACTCTATCAATTACGGGATTATTAATTAATTGTATATCTTCATCATTTTGTTGCAATCTTAATTTAGTTATAAATCTATTACATATTGCGTGAGTAGTGTTTAAAATATCTAGTTCGTTATCATTCTTATAAAACTTATCTAAGTTTTTTTTCTTACTATAATTCCTTATATCTAAAACATGAATAGTCCAATTAAAAGTAACCATTCCTTGTGTAGCTTCAGATGAATTAACTAATAAATGAACTAAAACGTATGTATTCTTTTCGTTTATATCTATCTCATTTACGGTGCCGTGAGTTATTACATTAACAAACTCGTCACTTTCAAAATGATTCTTAATAAATTCCGTAACCTTATAAAATTCTCTCATTATCCTTGTCTTAATTTCATTTGTAGTTGCTCTTCGTTTGCCTTGTCGATTAAATATTCTAAGTGGTAAAGAAATTCATGGATTCCGAGCTTAACAACTTCTCCATATTTTGTTCTATCACCATTAGCGACCAAATCAATTGATTGATACCATCCCCATCGTTTACTGAAACTTCCTCCGAAGTCCTCTTCTGGTTCTTGTCCTCCTGTTGCGCTAGGGAAGAGTATCGTATATGTTTCAATAAGTCTTTGCTTAAATTCCAAAAAAAAACCATTGAACCAAACAATGCAGAAACGGGTGCTTTTAACATTATTTCTTTTCGTTCTGCTATCTCTTCATTATTGTATTCTTTTATCCTGTAGCTATTACCAACTCTTGCAGTAATCGGTCTATAAAATAAAGCCATTAAAGACAATTCATCTTCTTTGAATGCTTCGATATCTAAATATTCCGACGTGGAAATATTATCTAAATTAGGAATAAAACCGTACTCAATTCCTTCAATCGTAAATCTTTCGATATGTAATTTATCTTCTTGTAAAACATTTTGTATTTGTGCCGAAATAGATATAAATTCCTCTAGGGGCAACTTTTTAACATCGTTTATAGTTAGCCTACAAAATATTGAAATCATTGTTAAACGGACAAAGTCCTCACTTTGTTCTAGAGATACAAGTTTCTTAAAATCTAAGTATTGTTTTATACTTATTTCGTTTAGCGTTTCTGGTATAATAACTTTCATATAATATAAACGATTTTATGTGATTTTGTAAACTCCTTTATGCCCCATTAAATTCTTTTCTATTCCGTAACAAGTTAAATCTATATGCTCATCATGTTTGGCATTTGGGAACGTTGCTATCTGTTCTAAGTAATGAGTATTCCAAGTACCCTGAACTAACTTAACACGACCACCCTCAATGAACGGAGCCGACGCCCTAGCATTTTCAATCTTAGAACTATTAACAAAGTCGCTTTTAATCTCTGTAATGTTTAATCTTGTTTGCGATTGTATTAATTGCTTTATAGATTTACCTGAGGCTTTAGGTTCAACATAAATCATTCTTATTTCTACACCCAGCGAACTAATAAACTGGGGTATGAATTTTATAAGCTCTGGCATTTCTAAATATTTATCTATCGAAGTAAGTATGTAGTAATTATTATCGTGTTTCACTCCGACTTGTAAACCTGTTGGATCGTTCTTTGTGTCTTTAGTATAAGCACCATCAATAAATAAATCCCATTTCAACCCCTGAGGTAATGAATTTTTATTTACAATTTCAAACCATTCTTTGCGCCATTCCCCACCCTCTTCTGGTGATGGTGTTTGCATATACTGCCCTGCAAAGTTATATCTGTTTGCCTGTCTAATTTGTTCTAACTCATCAAAAGAATGTTTGTCTGGATACAAAGGTTCGTTAAATTCATTTAAAGCGGGTAAACATAAATGATCCCATTCTTCACCGCTTCCGCCGTTCAATAAAAACCCACTTAAATCTTCCTCATGCAATCTTTGCATAATTACAATAATAGGTGTTTCTCTATCGTTTACACGTGAGCGAATTGTCCCGTTATATCTTTCGTTAACTGCTTTTCTTTTAACCTCGCTTGAAGCGTCGTCTGGCTTTAAAGGGTCGTCAATTATAATAGCACCGCTAAAAAGTCTACTATCTGCTACACCAGCACCAAAACCAGTAATAGCACCACCCGAAGCAGTAGCATAAACACCCCCTCCTTGTTCGTTAAACCATTTCTTTTTCCCTTGCGCATCCTTTTTAAGTTTCATTTGCCAAAACTTTTGAAACGCATCGCTTTCAATGTATTCTTTTGCTTGACTAGAATTATCAAGGGCTAAATCGTCTGAGTAAGAAAGATGTATAAATTTAGATTGCGGGTTGATAGCTAAACCGTAAGCGATAAAGTTTTTAACAGCTAGTTCGGTTTTACCATAACGTGGTGGAATGTTAATAATTAAACGTTTGCATTTACCGTTAATTACTTCCATTAATTTATTAGCTATAATAACGAAGTGAGGCGCAACAATGAAGTTACGCCTAGTGTTTTCTTTGAATATGTATCTTGTAAAAAAAAGTAAATCCTTTTCACATAATACTTTTAAAACTTTCTCTTCGTTAGTAAGCATTATCTAAAGTGTCCTTAATTCGTTTAATTTCTTCCTCGTCTAAATCTTTAGCCTCAATATTAAAATTAGTTTGCTTAATTTCTTGAGGAGCTTTGCCGAATATATGCTCAGCAATAAATAACTGTCCTCTTTGGCTTTCTAATAGCGTATCTTTAACAAAAGCTATCTTTGCCTCTTCATCCGTTTCTTTGTTGTGTAATTGCTTTAAAGCTGTTAAAAAGATGTTGTTTACTTTTTCTTCATCTGCTTTGGGAGGTCGCCCTTTTCCGTGTGTATTTCCTTTTTCAAACGCCATAGTTAATTTAAATATAACTTACCTATTAAAATATAATTATTAGGCATTAATTTATTAGTATGAATTTTTAATCCTCTGCACTCTTTTTCTTTTAATGAATTATAAATATCAACTGAACACCATATTTCTAGTTTATAAATATTACCACCAATTGCTTTATAAGTTTCATTAAAGAGCTTTTCTATTTCTTCCATAGTTAAAAGTAATGTTTAAACAGTATTCTATAGTAATTAATTATAGCGTAAATATCTAATAAATCTCCCATGTTAATCTACCGTTAAGCTTTTATAATTTCAAACTGAGTTTTATCTGTTTTATTTTCGCAAAAAAGAACAATTGTAAAAAACTGCGAATTAAAATTATGATGAATATTTATACTAATCTTATTTTGCAAATCTGTATCTAATTCAAATTTTTCAGGTACTCTTACTACAAGTATATCTTTTTTAGGATTCATAACTATACAATTTAGTCAGCTTTTTAATCGTTGCGTTAATTACAGAAGAGCCACAAGCTGGGCAGTTTTCAATTTTGACTTTAAATGTCCTTTCAAAGATTTTAAATATAATATCTATTTGTTCCGCTGTTAATAACTTTTGATTCTCACGTTCTAAAATAGATTTGAATTGTTCTTTCTCTTCCTCTGTCATTGGCGAGGGAGTATTGAAAGGGAATAATACATTGAGTAAATTCTTTCTTTTATTACAACCCTCGCAAGGCTCAATACCAATTGCTTTTGTTACGTTAGCTATCGTGTCGCCTAATCCTGTATTTTTTCTTTTTCTTCCCATATTATTTGTTTGAATTTATTTCTTACGTTTTGAATTATGTGGGTCGATATTCCTGTTTCCCTAGAGAATTTCCTCAATCCGTCTTTGTAAGAATAGTGCAAAATTATACGTTCGTAAGGCTTCATTCTTTTAAAAGCGTTTTGCCTTAACTCTTCGTAGTTTTGTTTGTTTATGTTTATTTGTTCTGATTCTAAATAAGGCTCTACTTTTTCAATATCGACCATAATAATATTTTTATCCTTTTTCTTTATATCTAAGAACATACTTCTTATGGTCATGTAAACATAAGTAGAGTTAATGTTTTCTTTATGGTAAAGTTTTATATACATATCCTGAACTAAGTCCTCAGCGTCTTCTTTGTTTTTTAAAAGACTAAACGCTAAGGCTACCCACTTACTATGATTTTTGTATAATTGCTCTACCATGTTAGCAAATATAGTAAATTATTTTTTAATTATGTTAAATCAAAGTAAAAATCTCTATTTTTATTTACAATAGCATTGTAAATGATTAAACTATCTTCACTTGATAAAAGATAATTAATCGCATCATCATCATATTTGTTTAAATAATAAATTTCATTATCTTGATTAATCTTTTTTATTTTAACTTCTGGGCGTGGTGTGATTAAAGTTGGTGGTTTACCTATAGTATTAAGACCCCATACTATTGCGTTTTTAAAATCATTATCTTTTATCCAAAATGTAGAAACTCCACCTACACGCATGGTTGAAAAATCATAATAAGGTTGTTTAGATTTAAAAAAGAATGTACCGTTTTTTTCGTCTCCACTTGTGAAAATAACCTTATATTTTTCTTTGTTATTTAATATTAAATCGTTTTGTGATTTTGCACTTGTGTTTTGATTTGGAAATACGCAAGAGTATCGGTAAGGAAGATAACCTTTTTCTATTAAAATATCTGTAAAGTGTTTCATAATGTTATTTTTTTGGTTCTAAAAAATTAATAGTTCTTTTGTTGTCTTGAACTTTGTTGTAGTCTAACTCCACCTTACAACTACGAATAATAGCCGAAGCCGTAGCAGTGTATGTAGACAAATCCCTTTTGTCATTATCTGTTTTAGCTTCTTCATATTTTTTAATCAAATCTTTTCTTAGTTCTTCAATATTTTGCATAGTCTTTTATTTTTTATAGTTTGTTTTTTTGCTTCTATTAGTTCGGGGAACTTTTTAATATCATTTGTTGTTAGTGTTGTACCTCTTTTTAGTTCAGCAATAACATAAGTATCAGATATTTCAAGTATATGCTTTTTTGCTTTTTGTAATGCGTATTTGTTGTATTTTTTTTGTCTTTCTTTGTATTTTGTTGGGTTTTCTGAATACTTCTTTCTTCTTCTTTCGTTTATGCAATCGTTGCATTCTCTTTGCATTCCGTCTGGTGCTCGTTTATCTTTTCCGAACGTTTTATTTTTTAGCTTGCAAGTTTTACATATTTTCATAATTTACTATTCACAAGTTGTTCAAACATTTCTGGATTTATTTTTTTTAGTTTCTGCCATTGATTAGGTGAAATGTTTTTAGCGGGGACATCCCAAAGAGGATGCCTTAATATTTTATTAGCTTTTAAAAAGTCGGCTACTTGTAAATTTTTTAATAGTGGGTCGTTTCTAAAAACTTTTACAACTACATCTTTTCTTTCGGCTGGTACGTGGTTTCTTAAAGTCTTTTCTTCTTCGTATATTTTTTGATAATTATTTATTTGTTCTTGCTTTTTATTCAGATACTCGTCAAAATACCTTTTTTCTTTCGTTTTAAACGCTTTATAGATATATTTGATTAATTCGTCCTTTTTAAAAACTTCTGCCTTTAAAAGCATGTTATATAAGTTATCTCTGTTGCAATTAATTTCGTTGGCAGTCGTTATATATTTTTTTGAGATGTTGCCTTTTATTTGCTTAACTCTCATTTCTGCGTAAAAATATCTTAAAGCTAGGTAAGGCGTACTTCTATTCTTTTCTGTTATATCTATTCCAAAAATAGTTTTTATTTCGTCTATTGTCATTTTATAGGCAAATATAAGTTATTACTAAAGCGATGTAAGATAAAATCATTGTCGCTATTCCTGTGTATATTAGTTTGTGTTTCATTTTTTAAATGTTTCTTTGTAGTATTGCTCACCACTTTTATATGGATTTTCATGTCCGTGATCATAAAAATCATAAAGTTGTTGCTTTTCTTTTTCTTTAGCTTGGTTTATTTGTTCTAAATAAAAATCATTTTTACATAATGGAGTATTTTCTACCAACCATTCAACTGCTGTTAGTTTTTTTTCTGTGTTTTTCATAATTTTATTTTTTTAGTTGTTATTTCTTTGACAAATATACAAATAGTTTTTAATATACAAAGTTATTTTGTGTTTTATTTTATACCATAATCAAAATAAGCTATTTTATCTTTATTTTTTAAGTAATTTTTTCTAACTTCTACCATGTCTTCTGTTTTGTATTTTTTGCAATCATTTTTTACGTCTGGAGTTTTGCACGTGTTAATACAGTGCTTACAATAGGTTTTGCTCATAATGGATAAATTTGTCCTTTAGTGTCTTGCAAAC